TTAGTTCAAGTCTTCCCGTCAATAAAATTAAAGCTTCCGATTTACGGAGTGTTGTCCTGAAAAAATCAAAACCAATTAAAAAAGAAAAAATTTACTCTAAAACTGGATTCGAACCTCCATCATTGGAAGAATTGCAAACAACTTTATCTAAATTAAAAAAGGTAATATAATATATGAAAGATTTAATAAATTTTATTAAATTGTCTATAAAAGGATCCCCCGTTGGAGTTTTAGCTGGTGTTTCCGATATGGGTTCAATGTTTCTAATGGGTAAATTTACTAATTTAACTATAAATTATCAAGTTTATATTTCTTCATTTTTAGGGATGATTGTATCATTTATTGGAAATTATTTATGGACGTTTAGTCATGGTAAAAATCCTTCTTCCGGAAAGGTTAAATTTTTAAAATTTATTATATCTCATATAACATTTACGTTTATATGTTCGGAAATAACTATCGCATTAATAAATAGTTTCAATAAATTAATTTCAACATACAAGGATAAGAATAACAAATTAATAAATTTAATATCGGATAATAATAAATTAAACAATACATCTAATGCGTTAGTAAAAGGATCTGTTAATAGTATTTTTTATTTCGTAAATATTTTTATAATGAAATTTATTTTCTAAATGAAAGTATAAAATGAGAAGAGGAAGAACGGCGCGTCGATCAAAAGGAAAGCGTGGTTCAAAGGTTAGAAGTCGTGTAAGTAAGGCACAGAGAAAGACCTCCAGGGTTAAAAAGGGCAAAAAGAGTAAGAAGAGTAAAGGCAAGAAAAAGATGAATGCATACATGAGAGCGAAAGAAAAAGCTAGAAAATCTGGAGCCGAAACTTTTAGTTACAATGGAACAACCTACAAACAAGCTACCACCAAGACGGGTATGGTAATTTACAAGAAAGCTTAAAATATTTAAATATTTTAATTATAAAATTATTTAAAACTACTCCGGTAATATAATATAGTTTAATACATAATGCCGAAAGGAAACCAGAAGGGTGGTAAAAAACATAAGAAGGGGAAAAAAGATTCTTTCCACGAAAAAAAATTAATTTACAAGGATCCTAAGGAAGATCAGGAATATGCCAAGGTTATGAAGGTAAATGGATCAGGTCGTTATAATTTATTCTGTTTCGATGGCAAAGATAGATTAGGTATCTGTGCCGGAAATATTAAAAGAAAAGTTCGTTTAGCAATTAATGATATTGTTCTCATTGCGCTATGGGATTTTCAAGATAATAAATGTAGTATAGTTCATAAATACGAACAAGATGAAGTTCAGAAACTAAAAACACAGGGAGAATTTCCCGATAATATTAAGTTAGAAGAAGATAATCCATTTACAGATGATTCAGAAAACTTTTTCTCATATGATAATCCTTCGGATGAAGAAGAAGGGGTCAAGAAAGAAAAAGATAAAGAGAAAGACTCTTCTTCCAGTGAAGAAGATTTCTTCGTAGATGTCAATGATATTTAATTTATTTATTATAATATAATATAATATTAAACATAGGAGCAGCGTCGGAGAGATGCGTAAGACTCTGGAGAAGGCAGCTTTCCGGAAAATCTATATCCGGGATGTAAAGAAGAATAAAATTGGAATTAAGTAAATATATTGTTTAATTATATTCATACTATAAATATTTATTATATTTAAATCTATACTAAATTAATTATGGAACTATGTGATAAGTATGTTCATGAATACATTCTTTTAAATCCACTCTTAAATGATTTTATGAAACTCGATAAATACAATCATTTAAGATCTAAATATCCTCTTTTTACAAGTAAAGAATACGACAAACGCGAAGAAAAACTAAATAAAAAATATTTAAAACTCTTAGAAAAGAAAAAGAATAAAACTTTTTATGATGAATTATTTTATTGTGATTTAAAGGAATATTTTAAAGAGGTAGATTTTCCAGTGGAATATTTTCCTCTGTCTTATTTAGACAATTATTACTCTAATTTTTTAACAGATATTAATTCAAAAGATTCACAATATACTTTTTCTGATACACGAAGCTATAAGGACTATATATCTAGATTAAAAATATTAAAAAATATTACGAAAGATATGATAGAAAATATGAAGAAAGGATTAAAAGAAAAAATGACAATTCCTAAAATAATTATTAGAGGAATAATAGAACAGTTAGAAGATCTTCTAAAAAACAATACCTATGAAAATAAATATAATCATTACCGAAAAATACCCCCTAATATTGAAAAAGAATTTTTAGATACTATTGAGAATTATTTAATTCATTCAATAAAAACTATATCTTCTTTCTTGATAGAAGAATACATTGACAATTGCCGAGATACAATAGGATTATGCGATTTAAAGAGTGGTAAAAGACTTTATGAAAATATATTGAAATCGTATTTAACGGGGGATTATTCTTCGGAAAGAGTTCATAAAATCGGTTTACAAGAAATTAAAAAGAATAAAAAAAGATTAAGAGATCTTCAGAAAAAGATGAAAATTAAAGGAGATCTTTCTTATTTTATGTTTCACATGAAAAAACACAATAAAAAAATGAAAGATAAAAAAGAAGTCCTCGATGAATTACATAAAATAAGAGATAGATTATTAAAAGAGGTCTTCCAGAAATACTTCGTTGATAAAATATCTAAAAAAGATCTCTATAAAATAAAATCTGTCCCAAGAGAAAATAAACACATGGGAGCATACTATCTTTTACCCGATTTCAATAACGAAAGAAAAGGAACATTTTTCATTAATACACAGAATCCGGGTATAGTTAATAAATATGAACTACCTGTACTGAGTGCTCACGAGGGAATACCGGGCCACCACTATGAAAATTTAAAACACAGAGAAAAATATCCCCTATATATTAGGATTACTCCTTATACCGCTTATTCTGAGGGATGGGGATTATATTGTGAAGGATTATTGAAACCGAAAAATAACTACGAATTATATTGGCAGATAATTTATAATTTACATAGATCTATGCGTTTAGTTGTTGATACAGGGATTCATTACTATGGGTGGTCATATGATAAATGTTTTAATTATATGAAAAAACTTTTACCGAATGAAGGTACCGAAATTAAAAATGAAATTTATAGATATATCTGTGATCCGGGCCAAGCATTGTGCTACAAAATTGGAGAATTAAAACTCTTAGAATTAAGGGGGAAATATTTCAAGAGTTATAAGGAAGATTATAAGGGATTCCATAAATTGATAATGGATATAGGACCGGTTCCTTTGGATATATTGGAAAAAGAAGTAATGAAATTATTATAAATTTTTTTATATATGGATTACATAAAATTACATAAAATTACATAAAACATTAAATTTGATTTTAATAATAATAAAAATAATAATAAAAATAATAAATAATTATGTTACACTTCGGAAAATACCGAAATCAAGAATTAAAAGACGTAATTAAAAAGGATAAAAGATATCTAGAATGGCTGAATACTCAACCCTGGTTCACAATTAAATTCAAAGATCTTCATCATCAAACGACTCACCTATTAAATGAAAATATTACACCAGTCGAAACAATTGATGCATTCGTTATTTATACAGATGGTGCGTGTTCTCATAATGGTTCGAAATTCGCCAAAGCGGGTATAGGTGTTCATTTTAGTTCCAATAATAAGATTAAATTAGAAGATATCTCTTCAAGATTACATGTAGATAAACCCACGAATAATAAAGCGGAATTGACAGCAATTAAAGAAGCATTGGGACTATGTGAAAAAAAGAATATAAAAGAAAAAATTATTATCTTTACAGATTCGGATTATTCCATCAAAGCAATAACCCTATGGTATCCTAATTGGGTGAAAAAAAATGATTTAGAAAATAAAAAAAATACAGACATTCTAAGTGAAATAGAACCTCTTTATAATAAAATGAATATTAAGTTTAAACATATCAGGGCACATACGGGTTTACAAGATGAACATTCTATAGGAAACGCCAATGCTGATAGATTAGCGGTTGAGTGCTTAAAGTAATAGTGATATATTTTATTTCTTCTAAGCAATCATAGGTGCTGTAATTTTATCATAACTTTTATAATTCTGTAATTCAAATATTGATTCATCAATTGTATCAATATCTTTTATTTTTTCTTTAATAATTAATTCTGGAAATTTACCAGGAGATCTTTCTAATTGTTCATTTACCGCATCTATATGTTCATTATAAATATGAGTATCCCCCAATATATGAATTAATCTACCTGGATTGTATCCAGTCATATTCGCTATAATATGAAGCAAGAAAGAATAAGAAGCTATATTAAAAGGAACTCCTAAAAACATATCTCCCGATCTCTGATAGAGTTGACAATCGAGTGTTTTATCTTCGCTATTTACATAGAATTGACACATAACATGACAAGGTGGTAGAGCCATTTTATCTAAATCGGATGGATTCCATGCGTTCATAATAATTCTTCTTGAATGTGGATCCGTTTTAATTAGATGAATTACATTTTTCAATTGATCTATACCTAAACCACTGTAATCTTTGCGACAATCCACATATTGTGCCCCGGAATGACGCCATTGAAAACCATAAACAGGTCCTAAATCACCTTCTTCGTAATTTAATCCCCTTGAATCTAAAAATTCCCTAGATGAATTCTGTGACCATATATGAACATTTTTATCCAGAAGTTCTTGATTGGAGGTTGATCCCCTAATAAACCAGAGTAATTCCCTTAAAATTGTTCTGTATCCCATTTTTTTCGTTGTTAGGAGAGGGAATCCATTATTCATATCAAAAATCATTCTTTCACCGAATGTATTTAATGTGAAAGAATTTCTTGTCTGTGTTAAGTTTCCTTCATTAATAATTCTTTTCAGAAGATTCAGATAATTATTTTCTTCAATATTAATCATAAAATTATTCTGAAAAGTTTTATAGATTGTTTTTAATTCTTTTTTAATATATTTACCTTCGGTTAAGACTTCGCATTCTTCGCTCTTAGAATTTTCTTTTAAAAGTGTCATTTTATCCAATAGTTCTATTGGAAAATTCTTGCCTTTAGAAGATTTAGTATCTTCAATAAATTTAGTAAGATAAATCATATTAATCTTATTCTGATGTTGTAAATAGCATTGTTCATAAATACTTTCACCACCAATTATGAACACTCTCCCCGTTTCATTCGTATTACACCAATCAATAGCATTAAAAAGAGAATCGAACACTTTTAAATTTTCATTTTCTTCTATAAGATCCCTTCTATTCTGAGTTAGTACAATATTCATTCTATTTTTAAGGGGTCTTTTACTTGGAGGTAAAGATACCCATGTATTGTAACCCATGATAACAATATTCTTTTTACCTTCGGGGTAATGTTGAGTTGTAATTTTATAAAAATTTTTCAAGTCTTCTTTAGATTTAATTAAGAGATCATTATCAATTCCAATTAAATTATTCTGATTAATTGAAACCACTAAATTAAGTAAAACCATACTATAAATAGTTATAAAGGTATTTTTTTAAATAATTAAAAATTATTTACGATTTAGACCGAACGAACCTCACCAGAATCATCAGGATCATACTCAGAATCATCAGAATCATACTCAGAACCATCAGAAACAGAAGCAATATCGTCCTCTGGGGTCCCTTGTGTCATTTTAGTGGCATCTTCCCGTTCAGCATACCGCGAAGGGGTGCCCGACTTCTCCTTGCCGTGGAACGCGCTGACGCCCTCGGCCTCCTCAGCTTGTCGGCGCTCCAGCTCATCCTCCTGAGCTAGGAGCTCCCGACTTCTCCTTGCCGTGGAACGCGCTGACGCCCTCGGCCTCCTCAGCTTGTCGGCGCTCCAGCTCATCCTCCTGAGCTAGGAGCTCCCGATACTCCTTAGCCGCTGGCGTGTCCTCGTACCCATCAAATTGTTCTGGTCCGGCACCAAGGATCTTGGCTGCACTTCGCTGAATGCGGGTCAGTTCCCCCCACGGAATGCCAAACACATTGTAGGTACTGTTCTCGTCATCCCATGTTTCTTCATTGTCATAGCCCAGGGTCACGGCAGCAGATTCCTCTTCGGGCGTCATTTCATCCCATTGTTTCGCATAGCCTTTTGTCACGTCTACTACATAAACCCCCCACTTTGCGACACCCTCCGGGGGCGGCGGAGCCCCTTGGTGTGTCACTTCTTCCGTTTCCTCATTGTAGTAGTAAAACAGAGGAAAAAGTGCGACACCGGGCTTGGTGCCGATAATCTGTACCCATTGCGAAGCCGGATTCACCTCTGCCTCCTCTGCCGCTGCTGCATCCTCCTTTTCGAGCTGCAACCGCACCTTCTGGATCTGTTCGTCGAGCCGCGAGGTGTCCCCCCCGAGGCCGAGAGCTTTCAAGACCACAGCAAGCCCTTCGTCGTTGAGACGTCTCGGTGAGAGATCCTTGAGCGTCAAGTTTTCGCCCAGCTGGCCCGAAATGATCTTCTCGATATTCCCAGGCGACTTAGGGGGGAGCAGCCCGCACTCCACCAGCCATTCCCTCAGCGGCTGGTCCCCGATCGCCGGTACTTGCTTGTATAACTCAGCAAGTTCTTCATATACAAGTTCACTATCATCATATGATTCATCTCCATCATATGTTAACAGAGTTGCCACCGGTATGCCTTCAATTATTGGCTGAAAACCAAACAGCATATCATTCGTAGGTAACAGCACCTTCTTTACTTTGCCTGATTCATTTATAGGAAACCCGATCCGTAGATTTTCTCGCGGGTACGCGTGTTCAAAGTCACTCCCATCACGCCCATCAGAACTGAAAGAATCTTTATATTCATCAACATTTACTTCAACATCGGCCAGTTGTCTATCGTACATATCAATCAACCCTGTCACTGAATTAATTGTCTTATTCATAGTGCTCTGATCCCTATTGCTCACTACAGCTCGAAGTTCTTGATCATCCACCACCAATGCATGAAACGCACCCATTGATAATATTCTACATTTTGTAATTTCTGGGTATGGACGAATAATTATACCATTCATATAATGTTCTATATCTGGTTTTGATAATTCTTTATCGCCAATTTCTTCCAGATAAATGTCCAATGCATTTATACTCTGTAATTTAACACCATAATTATGGGCCACTGCTAGAATTTCGAAATCTGTAATCCTGGGAAGAAATGCCGGGGAAAGTGATAACAATTCACCCCACACCCTGGGTCCTATGTCTTTAAGTCTACGGTATGTATGTTGATATCGCCGACGTGTGATATCCTCATTGGTGGACCCTTGATTCCCTTTCCGGCTCGTTGTAGAATATTCTTTATATCCACGAAGCAATTCATCAATTATTCCCTGTGTTTTGGCGCATTCCGATCCTACATCTACCCCACCATTTTTTATCATCGCATATGATGCGGCGAAGCCACAATTAAAAGCTAATAAATCTAATGATAAACCTGGGATTTCTTCATATCTGTCATATGTTGTGTGGGGTCTATATGAAAGATCCATAAAATTTTTAGCCCATTGTTGCCTTAGCGCTCCGTTAACCGACACCTTCCCCGCCTCTGCCGCCTCTGCCGCCTCTGCCTTCTCGTGTTTCTCCTCAATATTCTTGAGTCTTTCGTCTAATTCTTCTTCTAACGCAAACATTAATTCTATAATTTCTTCTCTAATTCTTTCAGATATTACACGTTTTAAACTATTATACCCCTCTTCCGCCGCCTCTGTCCCCGCCTCCGCCATCTCCAACTCGCGAATGATTCCACTAATATCAGTTGCAGGTATATAGAATTCATAAAATGCTCCACCTCCCGCCCCACCCGCGACTGTGGCTTTAATATCCGCATCTATCACTCCTTGTGGATTATCCTCCCTTCTCCCATTGGGGAAATTAGTTGTCACTAAAACGTGCTTCTTCTCCTCCCCCGCCATCCATTTGGACGCCTTCTCCTCGGGTGTACTTTCTTTAATTGCCCCCATTAATTCTGTATAAAATGAATTGGCTCTTCCGGTCCTCTTGTTCTTCCTCTCAGAATTGTTAAATTGTAAACGGAGAATTGACAGATGCACATCATCTTGCGAGTTTTTTCCTATAACTATATTCGCCTCCCCCCCGGCCTCTTCCGCCGCCTCCGCCTCTACCGCCTCCTCTGCTACTGCAAGCTCGCGGTCGGCCTTTCGCGCCGCCACACGATCAGGCCCTGGTGGTATCGACTCCCACGACGCCGCGCCCGGCGCAGCGGGCGCCCCCGCCTCTGCCCTCTTCGCCTCTGCCCTCTTCGCCTCTACCTCCGCCCTCTTCTTCTCTGCATCCACCGCCGCCCTCGCCCCTGCCACCCTCCCGTATCTTGTAGTAAAAGACGGTCTACTTCTACGCACATCAGCGTCAATTTCTTTTCCTAATACACCATTGATGGATGAGAATATTAAATAACATGAATCTTTACCTTTATCTAGTTGCTTTGGGCGAAATGGATCAGTCTCATCATCGAGCTTCCCTTTCCTACCCTTTGTTCCAGTCTGCTCTAGCACTTTCGCAAATAAATCTGTATCTGTTTCATCAAGGAGAGTATATCCCATATCTTTAATCTGACTATACATTTGATTAGATGGATTATTCACTAATCCCGCCTTCGCCTCCGCCCCCGCCGCTGCCCCTCCCGCCCTCGCCGCCTTCGCCGCATCGATACACAATTGGGGGTGAACAATATTTTCCACGGGTATCATGGTATATACTCTATTTGTTTCTCCGTTATCTTCAAGTGCATAAAGCATTACATATTTTCTCTTAGATTCTGGTTCTGTAAAAATTCCGGCATACATTCCATCTGGAATTCCCCCTTCGGTATCGTATTTCACGTAATCGCTGTAGACTGGGGGAGATTCTGGGTCCAGGCAGTTCCATAATTGAATACGTTCTCCCCCACCTGTGAGGGAATTGGTCAATCTAGCAATACTATTAGGGCTAAGATTATCTGGGATAATCTTAAGTGAGTCACTTTCAACATATCCCCCCACCGGTTTCTTTATCGGACCGTATCCTCTCCATTCCGTCTCAGGAAAATATGTTATTAATTCACTTGCTATTTGTTGTTCATCCCCATCTGATCCCGCCAGTTCGTGTAATATACCGGTAAACTCATCGAATAATTTTTCATATGAGGTCCCTCCCCACGTACGGGACCATCTTGGAGCCAGGGTGGGCACAATACCACCTCTCATATTTTTAATCTTATTCTTTCTTAGCGTCTTTCTCGGCGTCTTTCTCAGCGTCTTTCTCGGCGTCTTTCTCGGCTTCTTTCTTAGAATCTTTCGTTTATTAGAGCGATTAGTTTTCCGCTTAATCGCGCTTCTCTTATTAGTGCGCTTATTAGTGCGCTTATTGGTGCGCTTATTAGTGCTCTTATTAGTGCGCTTATTGGTGCGCTTATTGGTGCGCTTATTACGCTTATTTGCAACGCGACCCCTTGAATATTTTCTAATACTCTTGCCCATTATTTTATACTATATAGTATAAAAAAAATATGAAAAAACATAATTATATTATTATACTTGGTTTATTAATTCTTTATTTCGTTTATAATAATACGAAATCTAGATACAGTAAAGAAAAAATTATTTACATTAACAATAACATTATTGAAAAAGAAGATAAAGAAGAAATTATAGAACCTAGAAAACATTACGATTCTAGATTTTACCCAAGAAAAAGAATCTAAGACTTTTAAATTTTCATTTTCTTCTATAAGATCCCTTCTATTCTGGCTTAATACGATATTCATTCAAGCCGCCGGCACTGTGAGGTTGCGCCCGATAGATGGCGTGATCTGTGCGCACGAAAACACGCCCTTTTTTGTTCGAGCTTCCTTACGCTACAGGAAGTAGACCCGAACCTGTCTTGGCCAATTCACGTTTCCCATCCACAGATGGCAGACCGAAGTATAAGTGTCTGGCATCCATTTCAATTTCCGCTCCCTTGGCTGGTTTCGCCGCTGCAGCATCAGTCCCCCCGGTCAGTGCCTTAGCACGTTCGGTCTGAACCAGTTCTTCAAAAAATGATGCATCCAATATCCCCTTTAGTGTATCAACATGATCGATCATAAAATCTAACATAGTTCTTTCATCTTCCACCATGAAGTAAAAGAATCCAAGTTTAGCGCACAATTCCATATATTTGCCAATTTCTGGCCTTATGCTGTTTGCGAATCTCACATTGGGGTAGGTATGAGGAATATTTTTTTCTCTGAATAATTCCTTTAACTCTATATTTAAATCAATGTGAAGTTTTCCCTTAACGCTTATCCCTGTTTCTTCTCTAAAATCAGCCTGTAAATATCGCCAAATAGAATCATTAAAAATTTTTAACGGAATGTAATCTTGGCTTTCTAGTAATTCTTTACGCCTTATTGTGTCGATTTGTACATGGGGTGCATAATCGGTTTTATACCATTCTAAGCAATTTTTAATTAGATCTAATAAATTATGGAATATTGCCTTTAGTGTACCTGCAGAAAGAGTTAATGAATTGGGGTTTTTTAACATACAGATACTTCCCCCGGTTACAGTTGAAGGCTCGAATTGTGGTGAAAATTGTCCACTTTGTGCCCCTTTTTCAGCCACTTTAATCATCCAATAACATAATTCTGAGACAGGTTTGTATTCGGCTCTTATACGTTTTCCGGCGCCCCCCACACTATAAGTTATATGCTCTGCTCTGGGTGCGATATTCAGCAGACCGCCCATCTCTTTCGCTTTTCGATCCATCATCAACATTTTAGGTAAATCACGACCATCACCTGCAACATAGCCCGTAATACGACATATTTTATTCTTTGTTTCCGTATTAAATCTTTCCATATACCGCCTAATTCCTTCTCCGTAGGTTAATATACCTACTTGAGCTGAGGTTAATGTTCCGAAATCTATATCATCAACACCACCCTCCTGATAAATCTTTTTCTTTCTTATAAATTTTTTTCTTGATTTGTTTGAATATCTTTTATTTCTTTTCGTTAAACGTTTATTTTTACTCTTTTTATTTCTATGTCTCTTATTTTTAGTGCGTCTATATTCGCGAGTTTTACCCTTAGTCTTATTACGCTTCAAGTACTTTTTTCGACTCTTCTTAATACTTTTATTCTTTCTAATACTCTTGCCCATTATTTTATACTATATAGTATAAAAAAAATATGAAAAAACATAATTATATTATTATACTTGGTTTATTAATTCTTTATTTCGTTTATACGAATACGAAATCCAGATACAGTAAAGGGAAAATTATTTACATAAATAACAATATTATAGAAAAAGAAGAAGAAGAAGAAATTATAGAACCTAGAAAACATTATGATTCTAGATTTTATCCAAGAAAAAGAATGGCTATTAATGTCCCTACGAGAGGAGAACCCCCTTCATATCAGCAAGTGGGTTATCTAACAGGTGAGGGTGAAGAAAATATTAAACCATTATTCGGAAGACAGACTTACAGAGGATCTAATCAGTGGAATTATTTCACAAGTTTAGATTCTCATCTAGCTACTAAAGTCCCCGTTTATATGGACAACCAAGATTGTACAGATGAAAGAGGATGTGGGGAGTTACAGAAGGGTGTATCTGTGTCCATGGGTCAAGATGGAAATACCTACAATGCTTCTATCTATGGTAACGTTAGTCCGAAGTATCTACCTTATTAATTATTTTTCTTTTCTTCATCTGAATTATCATCTGATTCATTATCTCTTTCTTCGTCTTCAACTGAATCTGATTCCAATTCATCATCCGAATAAATAAGATTCGGATTGACCTCCCCTGTTTCATTATTAACCTTTTCTAATACAGGTGAATATATACTACTAACATATAAATATCTATTGCACCCCTTCAGTACTTCGCAGAATGTATCTAGATAATCATTAAAAGTTTCATATGCTTTCCAGAATGAACAAGTGTCGTGTCTTTCTCTCAGAATATCATACTTATCATCCACGTCATCGATGATCCGACATAATACATTATTCTGTGGGTCATCTTGTGTCTTATCAAGGAGATTGATAACATTGTCAATTGATTCATCTAAGAGCTGGATAATTTCACTTGTCTTATATTCTTCAACGCGATAAAGATTAGAATACCTTAAAGAATTTAGTATTTGATGAAATGAAAAATAAATAGGATATTCTAATTCTCTTAAACTAAAAATACCGTCATAATTATTGTCTGTTGAACGCTGAATAATATTTCCATCTACAACAAGGTTATATTCTTCCACATTATCATCAAGACCATTGAGTAATTCAAGATTACCAATCGCAATATTGTTTAGATTCATGGATTTCGCCTTATTCATTATACTTATATTATAATAAATTTTATTTTTTAAGTTAATTATTCAACAATTTCATATGATTCATCTAATCCTTCTTTTTCTTTTAAACTTTCATCAATAATTCCATCGTTAATTTCATCATCTAAGTTACTTCCATCGCTTTCTTCCTCGGTTAATTGTCTTTCTTCTTTAGATTCTAAGAAATCTTTTCTAATAAATATACCATTTACATTTACGTATTCATGAGTTTTACAGTCCATTATAATTGACGCCATCTGATCATAATTTTTCCTTGTTTCTAAACAGATAATATCGAATGGAACGTGGTTAAAGAGATCCCAGGCGGGATGTTTCGCATTGTAAAGCAGAACATTAAAACGATCTCCTATACCTTTTACGATTTTAGCAAGCTTCGTCTGTTTCCACTTTTCAGTGATATTATCTGTTGACCATGTATCTTTATCTACATTTTTTAAGAAATCCGAATCCATACCTAAAATAGAAATATTATCATCGAAGAGATCTTCTATATATTTCTGAAATGGATGAGTTTCAATTTTAATATCCGATATCAACTCGGGGATATCAATTTTCATATTTTCCAATGTTACTTTTACTGGTTTATGTTCATTCATATTGTGAATACTTAATAGCTGAATAGTATCATAATAATTGTCCATCTTTCTATCTATGCCATTGTTGTAATGAAAATGTTTCCCTTCGAATTGAGTATCGGACCACTTAAATCCCTTCCTTTTCCAGAATTCCCTAGTATGAAATAATGTAGATTCATATATTTTAATAGGAGACTGAGTTTTATATAGTTCTTTACCATAGATATCATAACAGAGATTTGTATCACAGAAAACACATTCGGCACCGACTCTTTTCAAGAAATTCAATTTTTTTTCTATCGCTCTCTTGTTATATATACAATCGGCATTCATATGAAATATATAATCATGTGAAGACATTCCTGAACCATAATCTCGCTTGAATCCATTGGGTAATGTTTTGACTTTTCTCTGGTAGTGTAGGAGTGATTTATTCGGTTGTTTATATCCCTCTTCAATCTGATCCATAAATTTCGATACATCATCTTTATTTAGATGTAGATAAATACAATTATCTAAATCACAAAAAGAATCTAAGAGAGATTCCTTTCCGTCATCCACAATAACAAGTTCCAATTTTTCTTTATCTAAGAATGAATTATAATTATATTTAATTAGGGGAATAAATTCTTTCTCGCCATGAAGAATTGTTACGATAGAAACTTTTTCTTTATTTTCGGAACTCATTTATATTTTATACTAAAATAATCTTTTTAAATAATTAATTTACAATGATTTAATTCTTTTAATTTTTTATTAAGTATAATATTTATTTCAAGGAGTTCTTTCATATTTTTATTTTTAATTATTTCCCGAAATATATCGATTAATTTATTACCTTTAGTTTCGAAAGGATCAACTTTTAAGAATGGATTATATTTAAAATTTTCCATATAATAATAATTATATAGTATGTCTAATATTTTTAAGTTATCTAATATCAAATTTAAAACAGTAGTCAAGAATCATTATGTGAAATATAGACTACCATTTATTAATAAAGAATATTATCTTATAAAATGGTTACCTAACATTGAAACAGATTTCCATGGTCATGATGGAAAAGAATGTTCATATATATTGATAAAAGGATCTCATTTATTTGAGGAAAGACGCAAGGATAAATCATCCATTATTACATATCATAAGATAAAACCCTTTAATATTTATCATATAAATGATAATATCGGAATACATAAAGTGATAAATAGTGGCAATGAAGATAAATGGTCTATTCACAGATATTATTAATCTATAATAATCTTTGAATGACCCGATTTAGTCAAGAATTGAGGATTAATTTCTTCCTTATTGGGGCAATCTGCTATTTTTTCTCTAAGATAACACACGAAAGATAATCTTGTATATTTTTTATACAATCCTTCGGTTCCAACATCGGGATTATCATGATAATCTTCTTCCAGGGTTTCATTATAAGCTTTATCTTCATCTGTTTCATATATGGGGGTATTAGAATGCCATTGATGAACATCCATTGCAACGAAATCATTTTTTCTTAAATCTATACCAACCCCGAATTGAGGGAAAACAGTATATCCTCCATGATATTTACCTCTTTCTATAACAGTTAGATTACCGAATCCCCCGCTGAAATCACCCGCATCTCGGTGTAACGCGGTTCTAAAATTTCTATTTATCGTGATTGTTGAGAATGATGTATTCGGTATTTTAAGATGTGGTTTAGTATTCGCTCTTTCCAATTGTCTCTGATGGGCGTCGGGTATTAATCTTTTAAAAAGTTTATCAATGCGCTGAATAAATTTCAATCCTTGATTATATTTTTCGAAATTAGTCCTTGTAAAATGTGTCAACCGACACGGTAAATCTGCGAAATTCTTCGCTCCTTCATAATAACCAATAGGATTAGACGCAACTTGATTATTAACTTTCATTTTAGATATTCCTCCTTTTTTAGTCACTAACGATATAATAACATCTTCTTTTTCTGGATTATCTTTTGATTTTATATTCAGTTCGGTACATAATTTAAGGAGATCTTCTAAATTTTCCTTAGAATATGAATCATATAATTCATTTCCCTTCGGAGTTAAATAACCCGTCGACCATTTACTTGTTTTAACGAGACGTCTTTTTTTCCAATAATCGCTTTCAGGATTAATGGCGCCCGCCGAAGCTCCTCTACCGCGACTAGCTTTCGCCAGATCTTTATAAGATTTCCATCCTATATCGATTAATTTATCGGATATTACTCTTTTTCTGAATTTAAGCAGTAATTTTTCTGTACCATTTTCATCTAAAAAATAAACATCTGTGTCGGATTTAATAATAGGTTGAGTTATAAGAGATTCATCTATCCATTGTCCCTTATGTGAAGATACATGTTCATCTGTCATAATTTTAGTTACAATTAGTTTTTTCACCATTTATAATCATAAGAAAGAAAATAATTTAATCTAACGAATTATTTTTTAATTAAATATAAGATCAGAAATAATAATAATATAATCCCCGAAATCATGCATATATCTTTAGTATTAAATCCTTTATCTAAATTCATATATTTCTTGTAAGCCATTTCATATGTATAATTTTTTTTACCCAACTCATTATTTACCATATTATGAATATCAACCGTCCATTTAAAAAGATCTTTCCTTGAATTTAAAGATTTATCAATTGGTAGCTCTATAATATTTTCTTTAAAATTTAATGCACATTTCACGCACGGTAATGTATTCTGAAGACTATGAAAAAATACTTTATAATTATCCTTTTCATCGTCGGAAGGATTTTCTGGATATCCTAATGCTGTATAATGAATAAAAGACCAACCGTGGGGTCCCCATATATTGGGGTCAATTGATTTATATGATTCTGTCATAATTTAACAATGAGTAGAAAATATTTTTGATATTTGTTTATAAGTCTTATTTTAAAAATATCATATATTAATGAATATTATTTGCAACAATTGTGGTAAAAATGGTCACACTTATATTGAATGTAAAGAACCTATCACGAGCTATGGTATTATAATGTTTAGATTTATTGAAAAAAAACCCGAGATTTTAATGATAAATAGAGCGAATTCTTTATGTTATATAGAATTCATAAGGGGGAAATACAATATTCATAATCCTAAATATATTTCAGTATTAATGAATAAATTTTGTAGTAAAGAAAAAGAAAATATTAAAAATAAATCATTCGATGAATTATGGAAAAATCTATGGTTATTAGAAGAATTAGAGAATCAGAGATTTAAAAAAGATTATGAAAAATCTAAACAAAAATTTAATTCACTTAAGAGAGGAATAACATATGATGGAATATTCTACAACATAGATAGTCTATTAAATAAAACTAAAAATAAATATAATGAAACTGAGTGGGAATTTCCCAAGGGAAGAAAAAACAACAACGAAAAGAATATAAATTGTGCAGTCAGGGAATGCAGTGAAGAAACTAATTTCACCGGTGATGATTATGATTTATTAATTAATATTACTCCATTATCAGAAATATATATGGGAGAAAATAATATAAAATACAGGCATATTTATTACTTAGCGGAATTAAAAAATTACGAAAAAGAAATTATATTAGATGAAACGAAAATCCAATCATTGGAAATTTCCGACATGAAATGGTTATCCAAGTATGATGCTCGGGATAAATTAAGAAATTATCATAAAAGTCGTTTTAGATTAATTAACACTCTGTTTAATTTCCTTGAAAATATAGAAGATTATATTATCATATAATATATATTAAAATGATTTCAATTTTCGAAGAATTAGTAAATGAAAAAATAATAGAAATAGATATCGGCGCTTATCAGAAAAAGATAGATGTAATGTATTTAAATATGAAAAAAGAAAAACTTTATAAAGAATATGAAAAAATTTTAAATGAAGAAATAATATCACCAACCGAAGAATTAAATTTATTAAAAGAAAAAAAAGATCTTGATTCTTTAAATAAAACTTTATTTCTTAGATCCTTGAAAATAAAATCAATCAGGTGTGAAATAAATAAGAAAATAGATACGAAACAGATTAATAAATACAAGAATATCAATTTCACATATTATCCACAGATAAATGAATATAAAAATTATGATAACTTTTTAAAAGTTTTATCGAAAAAAAAAGAATTCGCGATTCACTATATACCGAAAAAAAGAATAAATTCATGTGTTAAGAATATTTTCACATTATCTCCACATCAATTATTTTTAAAAAATTATATGTCTCCGAATACACCATACAATAGTATATTAATATTCCATGGGGTTGGTGTTGGCAAGACCTGCTCGGGGGTATCAATTGCTGAAAATTTTAAGGATTTATTAGGTAAAACAATTATCCTGGCTCCCGAAAAAATACAGAGCGGTTGGAAGAAAAATATATACGACCCATTAAAAGAAAACAATCAGTGTACCCAAGATGAATACATTCAAGATGAAGACAAATATGAAAAAAATAAAGATAATATGGCGAAAAAACGAATAAAAGAGTATTATGAAATGTATGGTTATCTTTCTTTCGCTAATTCGGTCAAGAGATATCTTGAAGAAAATACTAAGATGATACAGAAAAAGGATATAATATCAATTAAAAAAAAAGAGATAGAACTAATAAAAGAGAAATATTCGAATAGAGTATTAATTATTGATGAAGTTCATAAAATAAGAAGCGAAGATTCATTAATAAAAGAAAGAGATACAATAATGTATATTGAAAAGGTGATTAAATACAGCGATAATTTAAAATTAATACTTCTAACAGCGAATCCCATGTTTAATCAACCCGAAGAAATCGTATGGATACTAAATATGATGTTATTAAATGATAAAAGAGAAATAATACGAGATAATATAAACTTTGAAGGGAATAATCTCGCGAAAGAAAGTAAAGAATTAATAGAAGAATACTCAAAGGGATATATTTCATATTTAAGAGGAGAGAATCCAATCACATTTCCTTATAGAATAGATATATCTCAGATTAAAGGTGAAGAGAAAAATATTCTAAAACCCAAGAAAAAGAATATTTTCGATAAAGAAAATTTAAAACCAGAGATGAAATTCATGGAATTGTATTCTTCTGAACTAAAAAATAAACAATTAGAGAAATACGATGAAGAAATAAAATTTATAGAAGGAAAAGAAAATATAAGCGATGTAACATATTATGGTAAAATGTTGCAGATAAGTAATTGTATTTTCCCCGTCGATTCAGAAGATATTAACGATTGCTATGGTACGAATGGTCTGAGAAATTGTTTTTCTATCAAGAATAAAAAACCAGTAAAATACACATTTAAAAAAAATATTAAGAAAAAAAATTTTTTAGATATCGATGAACTGGGTAATTATGCCTGTAAGATCAGAACAATAATAGAAAAAATTATAAATAGTGAAGGTATCACTTTCGTTTACTCTAATTTCTTAGATGGCGGAATAATGCCCTTAGTATTAGCATTGGAGCAGAATGGATTCACGAAATATGATAAAGAAGAAGTATTAATATCGGAGGATAAAAGGAAACCTATATCTTATGATGGAACTAAATTAGAAGAGGGGGGGGTAAGGGCTACATATAGCGTTATAGCCGGATCTTCATTAAAATTAACGAATAATTTTGAAAAAGAATTAAATATTTTAAATTCGGAGAAAAATAAGGAGGGTAAATTGATTAAAGTTGTAATTGGATCAACCGTGGCGGCGGAGGGGATTGATTTTAAAAATATTAGAAATATCCATCTATTAGAACCTTGGCATAATATAAATAAATTGGAGCAGGTTATAGGGAGAGGTATTCGGAATTGTTCCCATTCTATGTTGGAAGATGAAAAAGATAAAAATGTTACTATATTTCTGCATTCATGTGATTTAAAAGATAATGAAAGTATTGAAACCTATATGTATCATAGTTGCGAAGATAAAGCAACCCGAATAGGTAATATTGAAAAAATATTAAAAGAAGTCTCAATAGATAAATATCTGTTTCGAAATTCCAATGTTATAAAACAAGCCGATATTGATGAAATCTCTATTAAACCTTCTATAAAAGGAAAGAACGAATTTACTGATAAACCATTCGACAGACCTTATTCGAGGACGTGTTCTTTTTTGGAAAATTGCGATTATATAACAGATAAATTCGATATTTCAGATAATGTTAAAAAGGACAATTTACAAGAATCAACCTTTAAAATAGAATATTCTCAACCCATTATAAATACATATAAGATATACATATCAGATATTATAAAAGACTTCATATGTCTAAATTACGATGAATTAAAAATAAAAATGAAAGATAATCTTGATAATTTTAATGAAGATATATTTAATCATTCGTTAGATCAATTAAAGAATGGTAAAGATAGTATCATAAAAAATGGAACGAAAGGTTATCTCGAATATATAAACGGATATTATGTTTTTCAACCCTTTAAAAATAGAGATATATATTTACCCAGTTATTACCGTATTAATACGGGTAAAGCAGATATATTTGACTATAAATTGGATACGAATAATTTTAAATTTTTAGACATATCTGAAAGACAGAGATTTACTATATCGGATTTAAAAGAATTAAATAGTGAACTGGAATCTCGGTATAATGATTTATTTGAACATAAAGATATAAATATATCTAAGGAAAATTATGAAAAAATATATACTAGTGATATCATAAAAAGATTTATCATTGATAGATTCACCTTTAAAGATAGATGCATGATTATGTTTTTCTTAATAAAGGAAAAAATAGATTTCATAGATTTTATAGAAAAACCGACCATCAATTCCGATATTATAGACTCTATAAGGGATTATTATAATGTTAATCTATTATATAAAGATAAAAAAAATAATAAATATTACCTAAAAGGGGGAAACTCCACATTAAAACCATGGGGATTTTTCCTTTACGATCATTTTAGAGATAAACCTGTATGTTTTGAATATAGAGAAGTAAAAAATAAAGAGGAAATACTCTTATGTAATCTTGTATTAGAGAATAGTATATTAGAAGATTTATATGAAACTAAAAAAACAATTATATTCCCGAAACACGAAGAAAAACATAAGATGAATGAATTTGGATATTTAATATATAAAACGGGATTAAAAGAGTTAGATAAAGCCCCCATGGATAGTATGATATGTAAATATAAAAAGAGAGGAGATACGGGTCCAGGATACATGTTGTCCTTAGTTGGTGGATGGATTGCGTACGGTGGTGTAGAAGCATTAAAGGATACAATGGAAAAATTATCTAAAAGTAAAGAAAATTACGAAATATTGAAAACAATAAGCGCCCTTAATATCGAATCTATAATAAATGTAGAATTATTACTAAGAGAAAATAAATTATTCATAAATGGAGATATATTTTGGTTGTATAAACATAAAACAATTTAAATTTGATTTAAATATATATTATAATTATTAGTATAAATGGATATCACAACAGATCAATTGTTAAGTGAAACTGTTCAGATAAAATCCTCTGATATTTATAAAACCCGAAATATTGATGGAATTATTTTACATAAACTAAAAAAATATGAAGGGAAATGCACTAAAAATGGTTATATAATTAAGGATAGTATAGAAATTATAAACAGGACTACAGGTAAAATTGTGAATATAGATAATAAGAGCTTAATTGAATATAAAATTAATTATAGACTTAAAACTATTTTAACCAATAAAGGGCAAGTTTATGATTGTATAATTAATAATATAACTAAAATGGGTTTAATATGTTTCATAGAGTTTAACGGTGAAACCGACTTTAAAACATCACCATTATTGATCATAGTTCCGAAAGAATATTGTGATATAGAAAAATTAAAGGAGGGGGATAAAATTAAAGTTGAAACAATGGATAAACGTATAAAATATATGGGAACACAGATACAACTTATTGGGAAGATGCTGAATTAATAAATCAAATGATATATATATTTAAGTTTTTATTTTTTTATTATTTTCACAATTTATAAATATGGACGAAAAAATAGATTTTATCTCTAAAAATATAGATTTTATAAATGAAACCGATGATATTATATCATTTATATATGTAAATAATATTAATTATTCACAGAATTCCAATGGTCTTTTTATAAATTTATCCTTACTCGAAACTAAATATGTAGAAGGGATTTATAAATTAGTAAATGAAAAAATATTCCAGGATCTTGACGATGAAGTTGATATACCTATGAATAAATATGGTGGAAAAACAATGATTGAAAAAGAAAAATATATTTATCTTGATCCGAACCTAGAAAAAGTATTGAAACACGTTTTTACGTAATTTATTTAAAGCTTCAACGGTAATTTTATATTATAAACCACGTATGATTCTAAATTTAATTAAAGGAATAAATAGCGATTGCGATTTCGTTTCTTCTATAAACGAATCTTCTTTTATTGAGCAAATTAAAACTCATCAAATAAAAGAAGATTATTATAATTTTTTATTCTGTATTCTTGATAATTACGATCTAATCTTACTGAGTTGCTCAAAAGAAGAAAAAAAAATATTATTTAAACAGAGAGTAATGGAAATATCTTCAAGGATAGACGAAGATTCCGTGAATTTTTATGATAATATGAATTACAACGTTAAAACTATGAAAAAAAAATTAATTCAGTCTAGTCTCCATCTATCTGCGATTGAAGGGTCAAAAGGAAAATATAATATTTCTTCACTTTATTATATGAATGATTTATTTAAGATACATTTCGTATTCGTTGACTTAAATAGGCGTGAATATTACGAAACAACTAATAAAAATTATAATAAAATTTATCTGTGTCTCAATAAAAATAGATTTTATTTAAGTGATAATATTTCGGAAAATATTGTTAAGAAAGATATTGAACATTCTATTTTCAATATAGATGTAAAAAAGGTATACGAAACATATCTCGGTTCAATGAGTAAATATAAGATAGATGATTTAAGGGAAATAGCTACTAAATTGGATATTCCCCTTAAAGCGGACGGTAAAAATAAAACTAAAACTAAAAATATACTTTATAATGAAATAAATATGTATCATCATCATTTATGATAACCATGTAGCGATAACTCGGATTGTGGATAAGATTGAAATTGATCCAGTATTTCGGATCACACGACATCCCGAAAATTAAACCTCTCTCATACATGAATAACTTAGTTTTTTCTCTTAGTTCCAATATTTTCGGTGATATTATCCATGGCCCTCTTCCAAATTATTGGAACTAAAAAATGTCCCGCTAGCGCTAGACCAATTGCACACCCAATGACTATCGCCAATCCTAATTTCCCCAGGTTAGCTCTCCTCCTTTCATTTTCTTTTTACCCGATTTAACCTCACATCCTGACATTAAAGAATATCCAATATATCCTATAACAAGAATAAAGACAGCATTCTTGATGCCGAAGTCCCGTCTCACAATCTTGCCATTGTCATCGTAAACAGGATCACCCATTTATTAAATTCTTAATATCCATTTATATTATACACTATGAAAAATATAATCCCTGGATATAATATAAATTTGATTAAATTTAAAACAATAATAAATATACTTAATATATATAATGAATTTATTGAGGGGTCAAAAAAATACACAATTATTTCAGTATGCGAAATACGCAATTGAAGATAAAAATTGCGAATTAGAATTCGTATACGGTGGAGATTTTAAAAGTAAAATGAATAGAGAAGATTTTTTAAGAGTATTAAATACCCTTCGGCAGAAGTATCCCTTGTTACACGAAGAAAATACATTGGATATTATTATTAAAGATATAAGGACAACTATAACTGGTGTAGAAAATATAAAAAAATATTGTAAAACGGATAGTATAGAAGATATCCCACTGAAAAACTTTATTAAGAAAAAAAGATATTCTAATCCAAGATTCCCCAATGTTAAATTTTATCCCATTATTGATTATGATTATAATTACAAGATAAATCTTAAAAGTGAAGAAGAAATTGATGAAAGTTATTTCGAGGTTCAGAGTCTATTGATGGATTGGAAAAATCAACTGAAATATTTCAGATATAAGAAGAGATATAGTTTCTTAACAGATGATAATCTATTTAGAATAGATATAACCGTAGTAAAACACAATGATTATAATCCCAGACAGAGATCAAATAATTTATATAAATCATTCGTAGAATCGGGTATCTTAAAGAATAAAGAATCATATGAACTTGAAATAGAATATGTCGGTTCGGTGGATAATAAAGGAATATTCCCAATTGATGTTTTTAAAGGAAAATTAATTAGAGAAGCAGAAGAAAATGATGAAGAACTTGGGAGTAAATTTCTAGAAATGAAAAATGATTGGTCTTCGAAAATCAATATGGGGGATAATGTTTATTCTCAATTAGAACCATATGAAATAGCCGAATATGAAGATCCATATAATATATCGGGAGGAATAAATGAAGATAAAGGTGAATATGGTGATACGTTGAACGTATCAGATCAACGAGGCGTTCTACCTAAGTTTTCATTTGAAGATATAAAATATGAATATTGGGAAGATAGTGGAAGAGAAGAAATATTTGATGATATATTGACTAATAACAGAACTCTACTCTATGTTTCGAAAAATTTAAATACAGAAGGAGATTATAAAGGATCACCTAAGCATAGTGATTATATTCAGTATAGTGTTTTTATGCCTTTTACCGATGATGAATTAAAAGATAATCCTATATTTACCAATACTATTCTCGTCCCAGAAAAATATATCGTTAAAATAGCAGAATATAAGAAAAAAATATCCTGGACCCCGGAACATAAAAATAGAAAGAAGGTTTCAATAGATCTTGATACAGAAGTACCCGAAAAATCGGAACCTTCGAGGGATCTTTCTTCCATGGATGAAGTAACTAAAGAATGGAAACCCGAAACTTATTATTTAGACCGAAAACCAGAAATAATACCTTCGGACACATTATTTGACGTAATGAAAGAAGAAGGTAAATTTGATGAAGAATTAAAAATTCAAGAAAGAATTTTTGAAAAAAAGAAAGAAAAACAGATGGGCAGTGACATTAATTTCGTGGCGAAGAATCTGGCAGAATTATTCAAGGGGACAATAGAGAAAGTTCTTAAATTAAAAATGAATGATGATATAGTATTAAGTAATACAGAAAAGAATGATATAATTATTGATTATAGAACATTAACTGAACAGAATGATTCTGGATATCTATTAAAAAAGAAAAGAGAAATAAATAGTAAAAAAGAAAAAGATAGGAGACTTGAAAGGGAAATAGAAAACTTGGAGGTGAAAGAAACAAGGTTTATGGGTCCCAATCCGGTTTCAATCTCTCTAAATCATGTAATGCAGGATCACAGAAATTCTATCGTTGAGGGATACGTTGTAACCGAAAAAGCGGATGGTATCCGATCACAATTACTTATTAATTCGGATAAAATCGGTTATTTGATTACCCCCAAGAAAGAAGTAATGGGGACGAATGTTAAATTTGAAAATTGTCACGGGAAATGGTTATTCGATGGTGAATATATAACGAAGAATAAGAGAGGATCCCCTATTAAATTATTTATGATATTCGATGTATACTATGCGGGGGATGGTGCTTCAAAATATCCAGAGCATGCATATAGTTACCCTTGGTTATCTAAAAAGAAGAAAGATATTTCAAGATTTTCAATTATGGAAGATTTTAAACAGAATGTTGAGATGATATTCGATGAAACTGATTTTAGGATAGGATTCAAATCTTATTTAGAGGGACCAAAGAAGTTACAGAAGAGTAAGAAAGATCCTACTAAATATTCAAATATTAGCGGGATATTCCGACAATCTAAAAAATTGTGGGATATTGAAACGAAAAAGAGCGGTTATGAATATTCAATTGATGGTCTCATTTATATGCCCATGCGTATGTCAGTAAAGTCACTAAATGAGGGTGAAGTATTAAAGAATTTCGGGGGAGAATGGTCTATTAATTACAAGTGGAAACCACCCGAAGAAAACACAATTGATTTCAGAGTAAGATTCGTAAAAGAAAAAGATAAAAATGGTAACGAAAGGGATAAAATAGTGAGTTCAAAGATTAATGGTAAAGTTACTAAATGTAAGCAGATTCATTTATATGTGGGATACGATAGTAAAAGAGATGAAACATTCGATTATTCCTGGAAAATATTAATTGAAGATAGATTACAAGAAGAAAAGAGGGAAGTATTGTTTGATCCAGATAAGACTAAGTCCCATCATATATGTAACTTGCCTTTAAAGAATAATAAGATATTCTGTGAAAAAGATAAATCTGAGTTAACCAATAATCAACTCGTAGAAATGAGATATTGCCCAGATAATACAGAAGATTCGCGGTGGATACCCCTCCGATTAAGACCAGATAAAATTAAACCTCAATTCTTTATTACTGCGAATAATATCTGGTCAACAATAGTTAATCCTGTAACAACAGATATGATTACAGGTATAGAAGATATTCCGGTTGGGTTAGAAGAGGAAGAAATAACGAGAGATAATTATTATATTGATAAAGATGTGGAAATGTCTGAAGATATATCACTTAGAAAATTACATAATTACATCAAGAATAAACTTATTACTTCCGTATGCTCTATAGGAAATAAATCCATATCAATCATGGATACTTCAATCGGTAGAGGTGGTGATATAAATAAATATCTATACTCAAAAAATAAGATAAAATTTCTATTGGGATTAGATATATCTGGAGATGTAAATAATGCTGCCAAGAGATTTTATCTTGAAACGAAACAGAAACCTAAGGCTATGTTTATTCAATATGATACTTCCGAATCTATTAAAGATGGATTCGGTTACAAGGGTACAGATGAAATGATTGAGAGAAATAGAAATCTTATAAATATTATTTACAATAAAAATAAATCATTACCCAAGGAATATACGAAAATAGAGAAAATTTACAGGAAAATAGCGGATAGGGGATTTGATATTATAAGCAGTCAGTTTACGATTCATTATTATTTTAAAGATGAAATAACATTACGCGGTTATTTACAGAACTTGAGTGATAATTGTAATAAAGGTGGATATTTTATAGGAAGTTGCTACGATGGTTCCAAACTCTTTAATCTATTAAAAGATAAAAATGAATATTCTATGCACGATGATCATGAAAATCTTGTATTTTCAATAAAGAAAGATTATGATATAGATAATTTTGATTATGATAAAACTAATATAAAACCACTCCTAGGGCAGAAGATTAATGTTGAAATGAGTAGTATAGGTCAATCTATAACTGAATATTTAGTTAACTTTGATCTTTTAAAAGATATGATGAAATTATATAAATTTAGACCTGTGAAACCCGATTTAAGGGGTATATACAACGGCATATTTAATAAGGATGAATATTCATCCGAAGGAGGTATAGGATCATTTGAGACAATAATAGAAAACTTAAATAAATTATCTTCTAAGGATATTTTATTAAAATCGGGGGGACCTTATCATAAATCATTGGAGATAAATAAAAAGGAGAATGAAAAATTAAAAATATTAAGTTCTCTTAATAATTGGTTTATATTTGAAAAATATTAACTTAAAAGATTCTAACTATCATAATACATGAAATACGAAATAAAATATAAGAATGATGATCATGTTTCAATCCAAGATATGGATGATCTTATTAAAATTATTAAAAAAGAAAAATCTAAAATAGACGAAGATCCTAAAAAATGGTCGTTAATAAAAAAGATTATTAATGAATATGAATATATTTATACTTCATCCAATCCTTTTAAGAATATAGCTCTTTATAATCCATATAGTCGTTCATATTTTAAGATGAAAGAAATATTAAACAAATTTAATATAATAAAAGAATATAATAATATTTTCTGTATTGCGGAAGCTCCGGGAGGATTTATACAATGTTTATTAGAATATAATGGTAAAATAGATGCGACCAGTCTTTTATGTGAAAATAAAAAAATACCCTACTGGAATAAAAAACTCTTATATGAAAATATTGATTTTAAATATGGTATAAAGGGCAACGGTGATATCTGTGATATTAGTAATTTATTATCGATGATTAATGGTAAAAAAAATTATTATGATATAGTTACAGCAGATGGGGGTTTCGATTATTCGGTAGATTATAATAGTCAAGAAAGAGATTCATTGAAATTAATCCAGAGTGAGATATTCCTAGCACTTAATATTCAGACTATCGGTGGATCTTTCATATGTAAAATCTTTGATATTTTTCTGAAAGAAACAATTCATCTTATTTATATATTAAGCTTATTTTATGAAAATATTTATTTTCATAAACCAGCGGTAAGTCGTATATCCAATTCAGAAAAATATATAATCTGTATGGGTTATAAGGGATATAATAAAGAATTAATCAATCTATTATTCAGAGGATTAGTAGATAAATCGGACTATAAATGTCCTAAAGATTTTTTAAATAATATTCGTAATTTTAATGAATACTATTTAGAAAAGCAGATAAAAAAAATTAACGAAGGAACGAAACTTTTTAATAAATCTTTAAAAATATATCCAACAAGCGAACAGATTGAATTGACGATTGATTGGTGTAAAGAAAATAATATAGAAATAAATGAAAAATGTTATTATTTAAATACCACAAGAGCCAACTAATCCCTTTAGTTTAGGTCCAACGGTTTCATTTAGTTGTTTAGAAGGAAATACTTCATTGAAGAAATTACCCCCATTCATTACTCTATCATCGGAATAAGACCATACACCTAAATTTTCATTGTCTATTTTTTCTTCATTAAAAGATACATATTCATTGGGTTTCTTATTTTTATCTTTATACATCCCAACTGTATTGAGAGCATAACATTTATTTACATCTGTAATAAGAGAAGGTGGGATATTCTGTAAGCGAGTATTATCTTCGCAGAATTTCATTCCTTTCTTATTAATGTAGCAACTATCGCCCGGTAAAATATCTGTATTTATACTTGTTTTATCGTTATACTGGTTATTTTTGTCGAAAAATGATCCAACATCCGTAAGTTCATCTTTAATATCACTTGTATAAAATTTAGGATGATGTGAAACATTGGAATCTGTCCACGAATTATCGGGTTCATCATTAGTTGAAAAGGGTCTCATTTCTTCGGTACCTATATCATTTCCATCTAATCTATCTTTTCTAAAATAATCGGGGAAATAAATTCTTTCTTTAACCATATTATCAGGGACATCTCTAATTATTGCTGGATTTTTCTTATTAGGAAAAAAATCTTTAATATTATTAATTGGTTTTATTATTCCTTTAGAAAGTTTATTGAATCCTCTACTTAATTGTGGAGTTGGGAATTCTCCCAGTTCATCTACTTGTATTATTTCTTCTTTTTCCTTGACATAATCTAATTCCTGAATTTCTTTCTGTGAGGGATCTTTCGTTGAACCCAACAGATTACCCCGACTTATGTAGAAATAAAGTAAAACTAATAATAATCCTACAAGTATAATTGTATCCATTATAATATTATACTTATATAAAATATTATTTTAATCATTAAAAAGATATTACTTAACCGAAAGTATTTTCGGAACTATATTTTATATACATAAATCCATCTGTATCCTTTTTAGTTTCATATATATCTCCCAATAATTCAGCACTTGATGCTAAACTATCATTAACCATTACGAATAATGTCTTAGATGGATCCAATTTAATTCTTTTTCTAATAATAAAAATGAACTGATTCATTGGCATATTTTTCGGAACTAGATATTTTTTTTTATTAATTTCCTCAAATTGACATTTTTCGTGTTTTTCTACAATGATAGGAATCCTTGTCGGATATTTTAATAATATTTTCTTAGATTCTTGGAATCTAGAATTTTCATCATAATCATTCTTAAAACCCATATATATTACTAAATAGAATTTAATTATAACGAATTTCTACTGAATCTCCTACCCTTATTACTCTATCTTTATTTACTTTCCGATTTTTCCCCCTACTTGCACTTGTTGTCTTTTTCTTCTTTTTCTTCTTTTTCTTTTTATCTTTCTTCCGATCTTTCTTTCTTGATCGCACTTGTAATATTTCCCTCTTAGATGGTTTCTTTTTTTTTTCGGTTTTAACGGGTTTTTTCTTTTTCCCTTTTTTATATGCCGATTTTTTTACTCTTGTTTGCTTTTTAATCATTTTTTTAAAAATAGTTTCATGATGTTTTATATTTTTTCCAGTAAACTCTTTTACTAATTCATCAAAATCTCCCTTGGTTTTTTCTTCGGCTAAAAATTCATATAAAATTTTTTTAAATTCGGAGCGCCTATATGTTGGGATTTTTTTCATTATATATTTGAATAAATCAGTATTAACATTGAAAAAACTTGGCACACGATCCATATATGTTAATCGGGGCATAGATATACCCTGTGATGATCTTATATCCGCAGAGCTCGTTGTTTTAGGTAAACTAGTAGCAATAACATTTCGTAATTCGGGTTGTAATAAGGAAAATAATAATATAATATTGAATAAAGAATTCATTAACTGCTTGGTTTTTTCATCTTCTATCAACCCCTTCAACTCATCTTGAATCTCCGATTCTTCCAATTCATCCAATAGTTTATAAATTGGTTCTCCATCGGTTGATGAGCGGTTAGCTCGATAATTATGAGAAAATAATAACGAATATAAACCCGAACCATTCATAAACTTGACGACCCCGTTTTCAATAAATGAGTTGAAATTCTCGGAAAAAACTGAACCTCTCGTAGAAAAATTCTCCATAAATCCTTTAATTTGAACCGCAAGTTCCTCTGTTATACCAAGACCCCCGAGTTTTTCCGATATTCCGGTAGATGGAGAACTTTTAAGCAATCCCACAATAGAACTCTGTTTATCGGTCAATTCATCTCTTAATTTTTTTCTAATGATAAATTCATCGTAATCTTCATCTGGTGCATATAAATTTACCATTGCGGTTATTCCTACCTGAGAAAATAGAAATGATGATGCGTCTATTTTAGATAGATGACTAATTAAATTCAAATAAAAACTTGATCCTAAGAAAATAAAGTTAGTCATGGTGAAACTAGTTATAAGATCTCCATTCGATAATTCATACAATTTTTTAAATACAATATAGAATTTCTTTAAAATTTCTCTATTAACGTTGGGTGGTAAAAAATTACTCGGTGGGGGAGCTTCTTGTTTTAATCTTTCCTTGAAATCATATCCATCCGGTTCCATGTTCATTTCTAGTAATTCCGGATCAATTTCTTCGGGACCCCCTGTTTTATCTAAATCTGGATCTTTTTTTTTCATTTTTTCATATTGTTCAACAGTATCAATACCCGATATGGCCGCCGATTCGAGGGACATTTCACGTTTTAATTCTTTCGGGGAATCATAATTATTACCTTCCATTATAATAAATGTTTATAAAATTATTTAAAAAGGTGAGTTAAATAATAAAATTATAATGAAGGTGATTCGAATTTCCAAGGCCGGCGATATGTGTGACTTGGAATGTAAATTCACGAAAAAAAATATATTAAAAATATTGACGCAGAATAGTAAATCGAATGGGAACGATTCCCTGAAATTACTTTACACTTGGAAAACGGGTGGATCAGAGATTATATGCTATGGGTGGTATGACGGAGAAGCTGGATTTGAAAATAAACACGATCTACCTCCTTCTGGTTCTAGTTCATTTATAGAAACTGATTCTTCGGAACAATTATTATTCGGTGATATGTTTATAGTTAAAATGTGTAAAGGTAGGTATTCACCATTAACTATAAGTGAATACAGCGATTGTTATAATCAATTATTCGGTGGTTTTGATGATTGCCCATCATCTGATGAAGAATATCAATCATCCGAAGAAGAAGATGAAGAATATAAAACCGAAGAAGAATTATCTTCGGAAGAAGATAATGATATTTTATCGGAGAATGAAAACGAACTTGATGAAGATTTAACACAATATTAATATTAAAATTTGATAATATTTAAATATTAAATAAATAAATAATTAAAATGAATAGTAGTTTTGATGATAAACTTAGATTGGCTGTCGTTAAAAATTTCGAAAAAGAAGTTGGAGATAAAATATTAGCATTAAAAATAGAAAAAGGAATTTATAATTATGTTATAGAAAAAAGTAAAGAAAAAAATATTAAAAGATTCTGGTCTAATATAATCTTTAAAGACTTCTATCTAAATAAAATAATGTCAATATATTCCAATGTTAAAAATGATTCTTATATTGGAAATAAAAAATTCTTGGATAGAATAAAAAATGGGGAAATAGATCCCGAAAAAATATGTCACCTTAATGTTTACGATATTTTCCCCGAAAATTGGAAAGAACTCCTTGATCTTGTAATTAAAAGAGATAAACTTAAATATGATCTTAAACCCGAAGCCATGACTGATGTATTTAAATGTAGGAAATGCGGAAGTCGCTCATGTTCTTACTATGAAATACAGACAAGATCGGCAGACGAACCCATGACCCAATTTATTAATTGTTTAGATTGTGGGAACCGTTGGAGACAATAACTCAATAATTATATGTTTTCATTAATTTATCTATATTCATATCTATTATATTAAAGTTTTTAGTTGTATTTTTATGATGATTGAAATGTATTTCTCTCATTTTAATAAACCAAGAATATTCACCTAACCAAGTATTTTCTGTATGAATATGAGTATGGAAATAATCCGAAATATATGCGAAGAATAAAATATAACTTGATAATATTAAAAATGAATTATAATCCAATAGGAAATAAAAAGTAATAATTATCATAACACTCGGGGGTCCTTGGGCTAATAGACCATCCGGTATACAATAGGTGTATCCCGTTTTATATCCGTCACTCATTAAACTACTGGTAGGATAATATATTGTATGATGTTTTTTATGTATTTTATAAATATACCCCGATTTAGAATTATGACTAAATCGGTGTAAAAAATGTTCAATGGAGTGATAAATAAACCACCCACCTAAGATATAAAAAATAATATTCATTTAAATTAATATATTGGGATAATTTTAAATTATTTGGTATTGTAATTTCTACCTTGACCCAGACCATTCGGGTCTTTCATATTATAATAACAGGTATTCTGGTGGGTGCAATCTAAAACTGTTTTAACATCTGGGATGGGGGCACCGGTGCAATCGGAGCAAGCACTTTTAGTTTCTGCGCCCTGTATCATTTTATTGTGAATTTCGATTGCATTCCTTGTTAGAAATGTTCTGTACTGCCAGCTACCCATATTCTGACCTAATTCATTATTAAGATAACAATTAGGTCTGTAATCGGTGAATTGACGTCCATCATTCATTCTAGCGGGAAAACCTAATTCAACATTATCCGGAACTTTACTCATTTATATTTAAACTAAATAAAAAAAATTTAGGTGATTTACATATTTTCTTTTATTCGTTGAATTAATTTAGTTTTATTTCCCGACAATGGTAAATTTTTATCAGATAATATATTTTTCAGTTCAGTGACAGTAAGTTTCCGGTAATTTTCGAATTTTTTATCTTGATCTTCTTGATCCTCTATATCCAAATCCCCGTGATCGTCGGAATCCGAATCACTTAGATCAATAGACTTAACTATATTATCTAAATCACTTGAATCAGAATCATCTGAATCATCAGAATCTTCTGAATCGTCTGAATCATCTTGAATTAAATCGTCTATATCCGTGTTTATATCTGTATTTATATCTGTATTTATATCTGTATTTATATCTGTATTTATATCTGTATTTATATCTGTGTTAATTACTTTCCGAACTAATGTATCTGCTCCTCTATTATCTTTTACATCAATATTAATTCCCCGTCCCTCGGTAACCGATTTCTCCGTTGTTACATTTATTTCATCTGGTGGAATATCAACTGGAATTGTATTCGTGTAGTTCATCTGAATTGTATCATTCACCGACCCATTGTATAATTTCCCCATATTTAAATTATCAGTCGGATTAATTAATTTATTATCTCTAGATAATAAAGAATTTACCTGAATCTTAAGCTTCCTTATTTCTAAAAATAAAATAGCCATCACCCCCCCCACGATTAAAAATAAAAGTATAGTGTGAAGACTACTTAGTTCAAATTGTATTTCTCCGAACATATTTATTAAAATAATTTTTATTATTTTAATTTTTTAAACTTAAAGCTATATCGTTATTATTTCATAAATGTCAAATATTATAATATGTATAAAAAAACCTTCTGATAATATTAACCCCGAAATATTACCTGGATATGTTAAATTAGAAAAGGAATATATAAAAGAAAATATATCTTGTTGGAATTGTTGTCATACTTGCGATAATATTAAATATCATCCTCTTAAATATAAAGACAGTATATTTTATGTTAATGGTTATTTCTGTTCCGATGAATGTTCATTAAGGTATATCTATGATAAATATAAAACTAAGGAATTATGGGAAAAATATCAATTACTTAAATTTTATCATAAACATATTTATGGAGAATTCGTGGATGTGAATATGATACCGAATAAATTATGTTTAAAAACATTCGGGGGTAATATGGATAGAAATGAATATATAAAGAATAATAATAATAATGAATTAATTATTCCACCCATAGTTATAGTTAATAATTCAATGAATAAAAATATGAAAAATAATTCCGAATATCTTAAATTATTTAGGAAAAAAAAAGATAAGAACACTATAATAGATAGTCTTGAATAAATTTGATATTAAATTATTATCAACCAATAAAATAAACGAAAATGCCTTGTTCTGTCTGTGGATTGATCGGGCATAACAGAAGGACTTGTCCTAATATGGTAAACGAGGTAAATGAGGTAAATGAAGTAAATGAGGTAAATGAAGTAAATGAATTAAATGAAGTAAATGGATTAAATGAAGTAAATGAGGTAAATGAGGTAAATGGGGTAAATGAAGTAAATTTCTTAGAAACAATGATATTAATGGAAAAATGTCTAAGAGAATGTATTATTAGTGATAAAGTTAAAGGTATCGATGAAGAACAATTAAAACTATATGAAAATATGCTGAATATCAAAAAAATGGAAATAAAATTAATTAATCTTGAAAATAGAGATCTTTCTATTTATATCGTTGAAGGACAATCCAATTTTATAGATTTTAATAAGTATTATAATATAAGATTTCTTGGTAAAATATTCCCAAGATCAATTATGCCAATTACAACTTTTACCGGATACAGATATATAATAGTTGATAGTGAAAGATTGGGGGACACAGCAATATATCATATATCAGACATATCTAGAAATTTGCAAGATAATCAGAATATATGTAATCTCGACATAACCAAGTGTATCAACGATAATATTAATTTAAACTTAAATGATAAAGATTATCTAACATTTGAAGAATTGAGTACGAATAATAAGACTTTATTTAGTCTTCTTAAAAATAATTATCTTATAGAACAATTAATAAGACTGGGTGCCAAAGATAATCCCAACTTAGAAGCAATATTAGATCTTCACCAAGATATAGAAATGCCTCCTATAGAATGTGTAGATTTGGAGGCGGCGGGTATCCCCAATGAATATACGAATATGAATTAGTATGTATTAAGTATGTATTAAGTATGTATTAAGTATGTATTAAGTATGTTTCAATATACAGTTAAAAATGAAAATAGCCCTAAATTCATCTCTATCTACGAAATCATTCAAGTAATCATTTAAATCTTGGTGATATATCACATGATGTATTATTTTATAAGATTTCGTTGTATATTTTTCAAGATTATCATTTTTATTTTTTTTCATATAGTTAATAGATTTAGACCATTCTTTAACTATATTATTCCATAAATTTTTTAAAACATATATATCCAAATTATTAAGGATATTATAATAAATATAAATATCCGTATCTTTTAAAAATTCTAAAAAATTGTATATATTATGAATATTTTCGGTTTTTACATTCGGTATTTTAAAATATATATAATTCATTTATTAAATACAACGATATTAATAAATATCAATAAACTTAATATAGTTCCCAATGAAAATCATTATTTTCATTAGGTTCTATATTTCCAACATTCATTGTAATTTGATTCATATATATATCTGGATCTTTTATCCATAATTCATTTAGTCTCAGAGATAAATTAAATAACAAATAATAACAATGTTTATAAAGATCTTTACATAATTTCCCTACTCTTGAACCTAATTTCATAGATTCATATTTATTATATTTAAGACCATGGATTAATTTTTCTTCGGGAACAGAAATACTTAACGATTGGAAGTGATTTATGCTCTGTTTTAAATGATATTCCGCATTTTCAAAATATTGTTTAGGGTGAGCTATATCTATTCTTTCGAGATCGTGTATTATAAACATAAATTGTTTAAATTGGTCATATCCTTCATTGTATGCGTTAGGATTATATTTCTTGTATTTGTGAAGTTTTTTTATTAATTTAGATATTTTTTCGTCGAAAAAAATTTCTTTTTTAAATCTTTTATTATCTTCCACAATTCTTTCTACACTGTTTTCGCTACTATTTATTTCATTAAATGTATTCATTATATCTTTATGATAAACGAAAACCAATAAAACGAATATTAATATTAATACGAAATTTATCTCAAGATTCTTTAATATCAGGATAAAAACTATAATTACAATCAATATTGTTTTTATATTCGGTTGAACTATTCTGTGAATAAATGATAATGGTTGTTCGGAACTAAGCATCTCTAATAGTTATAATATTAATAAAATAGATTATTATAGAAAAAAATATCATCAAGAATCCAATATAAACGATATTTCTATCATCCCTAATAAATAGTATCATGGCTATTAAATGAACCTTAAATCTCTTGTAATAACCACCTTCATAACCTTTTACATCCTCCATTAATTCGGCTTCATACAATTTAGTAATGTACCCCTCATATGAATGAACTAAAAAATTGATGGTTTTATCCAATATATCTCCAAGAGATTCATCTAATATGGTTATCGGTTTCCTTCTATGATCTTTTTCATATATATTTTTCATCTGATGTAGTTCATGATTTGATAACTGAGTTATATGTTCATTCGCATCAGATAAACCCGCAGGTGTCATCTGAGGTCTATTTTCAATTGTACCCGATTCATCGTAAGGTTGCACTAAATCATAATCTTTATCAGAGTTTTTATTTATCATATTGGATTGAACCATCTGTTCTAGATTTTTTATGCGACCCATTAATCTTTCTTCTAATCTTGAAAATTCTTGATTTCTACCTTCTCTTATACCCCCCATTTCACCCATTACCCCCCTTTCAACCTCTCTATCAATAGATTGTCTCAAAGGACTACTTAGTTCATCTAAAGTTGAAGGCATTATATATAGTAAATATTATTATAAATATTTTATAAACTTTTAAACAATCTTATTAAGATAAATAAGATATTACATGGACATTACCTAACATCATTCGTCTACAGCAGTATTTGTGTAAGTTTAATTCGTCTAAAATCTGTCCTTCTATACTTTTTTCTGGATGTGGATTCGTAACATCGATATATCTTAAATCTAAATTATTTTCATCTGAATCTACATTTTTATTTATTTTGTTTTTTTCATCTTGGATAGCGGTAATATATGGAATCCATTTATCGGCCAATACTTCACCACATGTAAAACAACGGACTGGGATAATCATCTTTTATATTTAATAATTTATTTATATTTTAAATCAAATTTATTTATTATAATATATTATAATATATGGCGAGAAAAAAGTCTTTTAAGAAATCTATTAAGAAACCTTTTAAGAAATTAAAAAGATCTTCAAGGAAATCTATTAAGAAACCTTTTAAGAAATTAAAAAGATCTTCAAGGAAATCTTTTAAGAAATCTTTTAAGAAATTAAAAAGATCTTCAAGGAAATCTTTTAAGAAATCTTTTAAGAAATTAAAAAGATCTTCAAGGAAATCTTTTAAGAA